TTCGGTACGTGTGTAATGAAGTGGGGCTATTTAGAACACAAGAAGAAAATAAAAAAGTATCGCCGTAAGGTCGATCAGATTCTAGAGACGAATCCGGTTACCAAACAGCCGAGTTTAATTGATACGCCGGAATCAGATGAAGTCGTAATCGATTATGAAGATAAGTTGTGCTCTCGTCCGTGGATAAAGTTTTGTGATCTTCGGTCAGTCTTGATTGATCCTGCAACTCGTGTTGGAGATATTCGCGAAGCAAAGTGGGTGATCTATCGCGATTATGTTACTTACGCTGACTTGGATATTTTGCGTGACGCGCCGGGATATACGATTCCGGATGAGTATATTCTAAGAGATTTCTTTTTACACGGTGTTTCGTCGCCCGCAGAAAATATAGCTTTGACAATTCCGGAGGCGATGCGCGGCTATATTCAGCACGCAACTCCAAAGAATTATAAGACATCGGCAGACCCAATGCAGACGCCGATGGAAATTTTGGAGCATTGGGATAAGGATAAAGTTATCGTAGTTCTGTGTTTTAATGGCCACAATATTTTGATTCGTAATGAAGCTAATCCATATCAGAAGATTCCATTTCTTTCTGCTAACTGGCGCAACATCCCTGATTGCTTTTATGGCCAGGGTCTCGGCCTCTTGATCGGCAGCGAGCAGCTTGTCGAGCAAGGAGTAACGAATCTCGCACTCGATCTGTTAGCATATGGTTTGCAACCGACTGCGGTAAGGAAGAAAGGTTTTAACACCCTTACTCAGAATACGCGGTGGGGGCAAGGCAAGATAATCGACGTTGACGAGGATGTCGATAAAGCTTTCAAGTTTTTGAAGATGCCCGCCGTACCGAGCGAAGCCTGGTCATTTATTCAGCAGGCACAAACCACGGCGGCGTCAACATCGGGCGCAAACGAACAGGTAGTTCAAGGCGCCGGTGCGATGGGTATTCGCTCAACCGGTATGCGCTCAGGGACGGGCGCGGCAGCGGTTGTACAGGCTAACGCATCTAGATTAGATGGCCCAGATGGACGGTTCATTCGTCAGATTTTTATTCCGTGGCTGTATCAGATGGATGAGTTGGATAACGATCTTTTGCCGACATCTGTTCTTCGTCAAACTTTAGGCGAAGAGCTGGGCGAAACATTCAAGGTTGATCATATTGAATATCGCAATGCTAAGATAGAGTACGAAGTTCTGGCTGGCGCCCACCTGGGCGCTAAGAAAGAAATGGCTCAGGCTTTACCTCTTATTATGCAATTGTTGAATAACCCGACCTTTACTCAGAACATTACGGATGGCGGCTACATGTTTGATGGTGTTGCTATCTTTAAGGCTTTCGTAGACGCCGCCGGATGGAAGTTCAGTCAAGACTTTATGCGAAAGATGACTGATGAAGAAAAGAAGCAGCACATGGCAAATTCACCGGCTATGATGCAAGCTAGCCAGCAGCAAGCGGCAAAGATGTCACAGTTGGCTCAATTCCAACATGATGAACAGATGGAAAATGAAAGACAGATGGGTAAGGCTGGTGCCGAAGTGTTGAGACAATCTACTGAACACGCCTTGACTAACATGGAAGTTGAAGGTCAGCCCAGCAATGCCGGTTTTGGTGATGTAACAGCTTTATAAACACAATAGGAGTAAATAATGGCAGAACCTAAAGTACCCTTGTTGGCGAATAGTATTACGTTACCAGAACAGATTATGCTTGCGGGTCTGACGAGGCACGTCGGTTTTCCTGTCCTGGTTAAATTGTTTGAAGCAATTTGTGAAAGAGCAATGCAGGATGTAGCTAAAGTTGATCCCGAGAAAGAGAATTATGATCGTATTTTAGCTTACAGACAGCAGAGAAGTCGGGTATCTCACGAAGTTACTCGCGATGTTCTTGACTCAATCGAGTGGCATAAACAAATGGCAGGTAAGGCGGCGCAAGCCGAAGAACTGCTAGATGGTCAATTACAATTGCAGGAGAATTAAAATGTCTACACCAGTGGCCCCGTTAACTCGGGAATCATTTATGAAGTTGTCCGTGGAAGAGTTGAAAAAAGTAGTTTCCGATCCAGCGAGATTAGCCGAAGCAAACGCTCTTCTTAATGGTTCGGTAGAACCGGTAGAGCCCGCGTCAATAGAGACGCCGCCTACACCGGAAGAAGTCGCCGTACAGGCGGAAGCGGATCGTGTAGCAGCAGAAACGGCAAGAATAGAAGCCGAAAAAGTTGCACAAGCTGAAGCCGCAAAGGCCGCAGCGAAGGTCGCAGAAGAAGAAGCGTATAAGGCCGCTGGCGTAACTGTACTGACAGACGCCGACGGAAACATTACTAAAATCATCAAGACTTACCAAGCTCGCGACGAAGCGGGAAGCCCGATTGGTCGCCCGACATACTTGGAAGCAAAGACGTGGGTAGAATTATCTGTTAAGCAACAGAATGCTCACGAGAACGCTGTGCGGTTTGCAGAGCGTTTAAAGAAGCAAAAGGTTACGGTCAAGAAGGATGAACCCCAGGTGGTTCAAACATTGTCCGAACAAGAGCTTCTTCAACTGCAAGAAGATTTGAAGAGCGAAGATCACGAAAAAGCAGCTAAGGCCGCTGACAAGGTTCGTCTTAATAACGAAGCTAAGAGGCTAGCCGCCGCTGATAAAGCGATCGAAGATGCTCGACAGGCCCAAGAATCGTATAAATTCTTGGTTAACCATGTACAAGATTTTAATCGCTGTGAAGCTAATATCAAGCTTTTGTCGGACTATATTGACGAGCATAATCTCGTTTGGACCGCAGAAAATCTTGAAGCAGCTTTCTTAGCAACGGAATTGCAGCAAGCTCCAAAGGAACCGGTCGTAGTAGAACCTGCTCCTAAAGAGCCCGTCGTGCCGTCAGCACCGGCTAATCCGGCCCCTGTCGCACCCGCTCCTGTCGCGCCTCCACCAGCGCCAGTAGCAACACCGGCACCGCCAGCAGCGCCTAATCCACCCGCGCCGCCAGCACCGCGTCCGGGAGTCAATGGAAGTCTAGTACCGGGAGCGCAGTCAGCGCCTCGGCCAACAGGACAGCCACAAGGGCTCACAAAAGCTGATATTAAGAAGATGTCAAGAGAAGAATACAAGCGAAGACTGAAAGACCCGAAGTTCGTGGCCGAAGTTAACGCACTCTTGGCTAAAAAATAATACGGCGCAAATTTAGCGTGGGAGAATTACTATGGGTAGTGGACCTTCACCATCGGCAGCTAACGTTGCCAATGTCCTAACGGCGCAGGCAGTTCTGTTCGATAAGGAACTGATCCCGAACCTAAAGGGACAGACGGACGCTTTTGTAAGCGCCGCCGAACGACGTGTGCAGGGATTGCACATGGGCATCAACCGTACTTTCTTCCAGTACAACACTCTATCTGGTGATACAATCCAGGCAGCGGACGGTACTGTGGGAAGTCCGGAGTTCGTATCCCAGATCAGCGCTCCGGCGCAATTGGGAGAATGGAACAACTATACCAACTTCTCGTCATTCGCAATTGCTTCGGCAATCGATGACTTGGTTGGAAACTCGGCAACCGAGCTTGGATATCAGGCCGGTCAGTCGATCTCAGAGTTGTATAGCGCAGTAGCGGATAGTGCCGGTGCAGCAGCGGTTGACAGCAATGTTAACCAGAGCGCTCTATTGTCAACTCCGTATACTCTTGATTTGGCCACGATTCGTGAATTGAAGCAGCAGTTGGTTTCGATTGACGTTCTGCCGAACAAGGCTGGACGTTTCGCTGGCGCAATCAGCCCGAACGTTCTAGGCGATATTTACAACTCAACCACGGTCAACAACTCGATCGTTGACTTCTGGAAGTACGGCGAACAGGGAAAGTTCGACGAAATGGCAGGTAGCGACCAGACGAAGGAAATTGTTCTTCCTGGTACGAACATTGCTCTTCGTCAGACCCCGTTCGTAACGAAGACTAGCAACTATAGCGGAAGCGGTAAGACGGCCTACCGCACATACATCTTCGGCAATTACGCGATGATCGGTGTGTGGCTAGAAGTGCCGGGCGACGTTGATTTGGATGAAGGCGACTGGCGTACGATCGACTGCAAAGTCGTGACTGACGCTCCTATGTCTTCATTTGACCCGACGGCTACAATTGGTGGATAAAGAGTACTGTCCACGTTAAATTCTCTCTGATTGACTTGAAAGCTGAAACGCTAACAAGGGGCAAGCGAAAGCAGCCTGAACGACTAAGTGAGAGAACGCTCTTTTAGCAATAGAGCGATGCGATAGTCTGACCATACAGGAAACAAACTGTATGAGCTGAACGGAAACGATTCAGCACACTGTTAAGTGTTAACAAGAGCGGGTGCTCATACAAATTCCATCAGACCGTGACCTTGCCACCGGCATTGGGCACGAACACGCAGCGTATTCGCTTTATCGATAGTGTACCTGCAATTCAGTAAACAATTGTCTTGACACGGGTTGCAACTCGTGTTAAGATTTTAATCGAGGGGGTGTGCCTTGAACACACCCCTTCAATCACTCTTTCAAGGAGAGTAAATGTATACACAAGCGCAGAAAGACGCAGATAAGAGATATCGTCTTCGACATCCGGACAGATGCAGGGCTAAGGAAAAGAGGCGCTGGAAAGAGAAGCGAGAACAAGAGAGCAAAAGAAACAGAGAATATCATATTAAAAATAAGGAGCGGGTGAATCTTCGTTCTCGTTTAAATAGGCATAAATTGACCGAAGATCAACTCGCAGAAATGTATCGTAAGCAAAAGAATTGTTGCGCTATCTGTCATAAGAAGTTTGTTAAAACGCCGCATATCGATCATAGCCACGAGACGAATAAGAACCGTGGCCTTTTGTGTGATGATTGCAATCTCGGTCTCGGTAGGTTTAAGGATAATATAGAAGTTCTTAGTAATGCAATCCAATATCTTAGGAGGCACCAATGAGACAATTTCAATTGCCCGGGTCAGATGTTGACGTAATTAAATCTAGGCACGACCTCGCTACCACTCGGGAGTCGATTAAAGCGCTTTTGGCAGACGGGACACCGAACTGGTATAAATTTCCTAACGATTATAAGAATTTCGTCCGTGAAAGCTTTCAGGAAGAGAAAGAGATTTCGGATTCGCAGGTCGCCAGTTATAAAATGGAGGACCAGCACGTCCTGACAAATGAAGTTGCTCGCAAAGTTAACCCGATGGGAACGCGAGACTTCATTTTAAAGCTTCGTAAAAATGGCGTTCGTTGTTTTACGATCTTTAACGGTATGTCCCAAACCGTCGGATTATGGGCTATGCGTCCGAATGCAGTTGAGCCGACATACGTTTGTTTTTTGCAGATTCCGGCGATGTACGAGTGGTCGCTTCTACGACTTGATCACCACGGTCTACCTGCCGGTGAGCGCTTCCGAGGCTGGAGAACAGTCCTGGCCCAATTGATTGTGAAAAAGATTTTGACAGAACAAAAGGCGCATCAAATTTTTGGATACCCGACAGAAAGTATAAATGGTCGGCGATATCGTGAGACGCTTTTTAATTATCGTAATGGTATCGGGTACGACGGGGTTTACGATGAGTGAACTTCGAGATTTATTGCGTACGGTTGATGAGCAGGGCGAAGAAATTGACAGACTAGCGAACGTTGTTTCGACTCTCGATGATAAAAATATTTATTTGGATCGAGAGATTGCCGCTATTCGAAAAGAAATTGTTGAATTTCAGTCATCTGTAACTCAAATTGTAAAAGATATGGGTTTTGATGTTAGACTGCTGGCACGCAATAGGTCGTGTCGCACATAAACGAAGTTGTAAATAGCCGATCCGAAGGCTTAATAATCGGAATGACTCCTTCAACATCACGGGGAGTGGACAGTCTGGGTGTGAGCCCGGGCATAGAGGATGATATGGACAATCCACGAGTACCGGCATCATCGATATCGGTACCAGCAACACTAGCACCACCGGTAACATCAGCAACATCAGCACCAGCACCGGCACCGGCCGTAGGGGTGCCATCGTCGCAAACGCAGCTTGACCAGCTTCTTCAAATCTTGGTCATGCAGCAGGCTCGTCTTGCTCAGAAGGACCAGGAGATAGAGAATCAAAGACAGGCCCGCGATACGCAACGTGAAAAGAACGCGCAGGATCACACAGCGAAGGATTTGCTTCGTCAGGCTCGTTGCACTCACTTGAAGGGCGGTAGAAAGGGACCGCGCAGTCAGGTTCGTGATTATGCAATTTATCTGCACACGTTCATTGACAGGCACTATGAAATTCGGTGCTTCCTCTGCAAGATGATTTGGAAAGTGAACGACACGGTGGAGTTCTTGGTTCGCCGTGGTAAGAAGATTCCGAACCATACGAAGTTGGGTTGGTCTGAAGCAGCGAAGATGCTCGAACAGACAACTAATACTCCGTCAAGTTCGGAAATCCCGTTGCAGATAGAAATGGCAACGACTCCAGCAAACGAGTAACATAAGGCACGTCGGGTTTCCGGTGTCCCGATAAACACCGGATTATTTTATGACGCAGACCAAAATTCCTCTTATGATCTCACGCCAGATGCGAA